TAGTTAGATGCAGTGTAGGTTACAGCGTCATCGCCTGATCCTACTGTTTCCGTGCCAGTACAACGCCAGTGAATAATTGTAATGCCACCGTCACTAAGGTTGCGCTCTACTGTGGGGATAGTCCAAGTATATGTTACAGCCATTTTATTACTCCTGTTCTGCTAGATGTGCAGCATAAGCTGCTTTAATTGCGTCTGTGTGAACTGCATTGCAGATCGCTTGCACCTCTGTGCTTTCGTTAGCTAAGTCTGTTGAGCTAATGTTTGGTGCTACAACATGGCGTGAATAGCCACGGCTGATCTCTACACCGTCACGCTTGATAACCGTGGCTGTACGCACCTGAACGTGCTTGAAGTCGCCTACGATCTCTATTTTGTCTTGTACTGTTTCTTCTGTTAGTGCCATCGTTTATCTCCTTTATGGCTTGGACTGACTACCCTGTGATCCAACAGGGGTGGTTAGGTTGAACGGTATGCTGCAGTAATTATTAATTCAGTTACGACACTATCCATTGGAATCCCACTTACAACACCACTATCAAATTGACTAAATACCAAAAGATTAGTACTTGCGGCTATGTAGCCATTAATTTGAGTACGTGTAAAAGTAAGACCACTTGCATAATGAATATTAGGCCCAGAATATCCGTAAGTAAGATAATTTTCAGAATTAAAAGGTAAGCCACTCATTCTCATATCTCCTGTTCCCGTATGAGCTGACCATCCTAAATGTATTTGAACATTAACCAAATTACCAATTTTTACATATGAGCCTCTTTGATGCGTATAAGTTCCTGTTCCATTTGAAGTTGTTCCATAAACAACAGGAGTAAACGTTCCCTCCTCATAGTCATCCAGAAAATTAGCCGACCCAGTACCGCCAAGGTAGACACCGCCAGAGAGGTAGAGGTCTTTCCAACGGCGATCACTATCCCCTAAATCAAACTCGTTATCCCTAGTTGAGTAAGGCGCAAGTCTTTTAGTTGTAACGTCATCAAAGAAAATGCCAGTGCTTTGATTGTTTGCATGAAAAGCAACATAACCATTAGAAGCAGCAGCTTGGAGTGTAAATCCTGTTCCAGAACCTTCAGCCCTAATATTCCCCACAGTGGTGCCGTTTGTAGCAAACTGTATAAACCGATTGTCTGTGAAACCAGATTTTTTAGTTAGGTAGATATTTGAATCTGTTTCGTTTTGAATAGTAACATACTGACCGGCTTGACCGGCACTGTTTACTGCCATGCCGTTGTTGCCTGTGCCGTTGTATTGCCCAACGCCTGTAGTAGTACCCACAAGCAAGTTACCGCTGCTGTCTATGCGCATACGTTCATTGTTTCCATTCGTATAGAATGCCAATGATTGACTAGTGTCACCATAAATATTTACTAAGTTATTTGTATTGTCGTGATACAAAAAGAATTTAGCAGTGCCGTTATTCTGAAGTGTTAGCCCAGAGTATTGTTGCCCTGAGTTAGCATCTATCGCAAGCTGACCTTCATTTGATACCCAATCACCTTTTAGATGAACTTTAGTACTAGGCGAAGTCGTCCCAATGCCAACATTGCCAGAGCTGTCGATGCGCATGGCTTCTGAGCCATCTACCTCGAACTCAATGCTTGTGCCGGAAGCATCGTTATTAGGGTCTGCCTCAAGTATTAAGCGACCTGTGTTGTTGCCTGAAACTCTAGCAAAAGCAGCATCTGTGGTGTCGTTAAAAATTACCGCAGGGGCCGTCGAGCCGCTTACAGTAAGCCCACCGTAAGCGGTGTTGTTGCTAATTTCGAGAGAATTACTAGGCGAAGTTGTCCCAATCCCCAAGCTCTCAGCACTCGCATCCCAGAAGAACTTTGCCGTGGTGCCTGTGTCCTCGTAGAAGCTGATGTCTCCGTTATCATTAAATCTTGCTCTTTGTGTTTCAGTTCCACTAGTAGATGTCTTTATAATAAGGTCAGCATCAGCAGAGCCAGAACTCCCTGCCGTTAATATTGCACCAGTACCATCAACTCCTAATCCTGCATATATTGTTCCACCACCAAACACTTGAACAATATTGTCAGCAGAAGAACCAGAAGTGACAGTCAGCCCATCAGCCGTGACAGTGCCAGTTACGTCAATACCTGTGGAGGTGGTAGCGAGTTTTTCTGAGCCATTGTGATACAGCTTTACATATCCAGAGCTACCGGGGACTGCTAACAAATAGTTGCTTCCGTTAGTATGTTCTAAAACTAAGTTTTCGCCTTGTATAAAAAGAGACCCTGAAGCGCTTTCAGTTATATAGCTATTATTTGTAGTTCCATCATGGTAAATCTGTAGGTCAGACCCTGCACCAAAGATGGCTTTGTCGTTGTCACCGAAGGTAACATCTCCAGTAAATGCACCGCCAGTTGCAAGAACAGTCCCACCTATGTCAATACCTGAAACAGTTGTAGTAAATTTTTGAGCGCCATTGTGATACAGTTCTACACCACCGCCTGTTGTAAACTGAGCCATATATTGGCTATTAGCAGTATCATAAATACCAATGTTTGCGCCATTAGTTCGGATGTTTAAGTTGTTTGCGCCTACCTCATCTATGTAACTGTAACCACCATTTCCATAGATTTCTAAATTTGAACTTGTACCAAAAATAGCTTTATTATTATCACCAAAAGTAACATTACCAGTAAATGCACCGCCAGTTGCAGTAACAGTTCCAGTAACATCAAGAGCAGTAGAAGGACTTAAATTAGCAATCCCAACCCGATTATTAGTGCTATCTACATGAAGCGTATTAGTGTCTACTGTAAAATCACCACTAATATTAACCTCAGTGCTTGCATTTATATCAACCGTAGGCGCTGTAATCTCAACCTCAGTATCCGCATCAATGTCTAACTGACCATCCGCAGAAGAGCTTATCTTTAATGCTGTATCTCTAAACTGTAATTCATCTGTTGTGGTTAGCTGTATATTGTTACCACCAGTTGTATTACCGTTGCCTAATACTTCAGATAATTCATTGTTAGAGCCAACCTGACTATCTACATATGCCTTTATAGATTGTTGGGTTGCTAGTGCAGTTGCACTGTTACTAGACATTGTGTCTTCATCAAGAATATCAGTAACAGTTGTTGTTGGCATTGCAATGCTATCAACATAAGCTACACCATCAATGTAAACATCTTTCCATTCAGCGCCAGTACCTCCTAAATCATACGTATTGTCTGCACTAGGTAATATATTTGAAGCAACATCAGCAGTTATTGTAACAGTATCGGTAGCTGCATTACCAAGCGTTGTGTTGCCTTGTACAGAAAGATCACCTGTCATGGTAACAGTACCTGCAATCATAGCACCTATATCAAATATAACGCTATACTTAGAACTGTTAGTGTTTGTATCTAATGGCGTACTTCCGCTAGAAGTGTGAGCACTTGTAACTATGTATATACTACCATCGCTACTATCTCTTACCAAATCTCTTTCTACATAAGCAGTAGATGCGGCCCAATCGCCTTTCCACACACCAAGTTCTTGAGAAATAAGAGTATCTCCTGCAGAGTTAAACGCTAGAACTTTATTAACCCTGTCAGCAGCAAGCGGTAATGTTAGTGTAGCAGCAGTATCAAAGTCAGCAAGTTTAACACCGCGACTAGCCAAATCCTCCAAATCCGCAGTGATAGCAATCATTCTATCAAGCTCAGTATTTAAAGAACCAATGTTAAATGGACCAGAAGATGGGAAATCTGTTGTTCGATCTAAATCTATATCGCGTGTAATAACAACTGTTGAGCCACCAGTAGCACCTGTTACAGACATAGTAACAGTACCAGTAGAGCCATTGCCTCCACTTACTGTATAATGTGTAGTTATTGTTTTAAGAGTTCCGTCAACATATACATTTAAATCATCATTATCAAAAAACTCAAAAGAAACAGTAAATGATGTTTGCGTAACACCTTCAGCCACAGCATACGATACACGTGGATTGTTATCAGAAAGGTTAATAGTCATATCTTACCCCTTTTTTATCGGCATAGCTAAGAAGAAATAAACTAACAACGCACAATTACTCAAACGTTCTAGCAAAATCACCTAATGCATTTTTAATTTCATTCATTCTTTCTTTAATAAAAACGTTCCACACTAATGGTATTTGTCTTACAAATTGTTCTGTTCCATCACCGTATTCGCCTCTTGCAAAATCTTGCCCTGTTTTTACAAAACCATAGGTATAATCAGCAGGTGCACCAAATATAGATATTACACCACCAACTGCATCAGGGTCTTCTTTAAATTTTGGTTGAAATGGCAATGGATTCTCAATGTCAAATGCCATACCCATTTCAAGAGAACGATAAAACATATCACTGTAGATTGCAGCTAAACCAGAAAAATCAAAAGCTCTAAGAATTTTATCTTCAATATCCATTTCATTCCACGCCCACTCTGGTGTACGGAACTTAACAATGTTGTAACCCAAGAACATAGCAACAGCAAAATGTATAGCAGGATTGCGAACTGCACCCTGTGCATAGTTAGTTGTAACTTTATTTAATGCACCAACAGTGTATGTGTAAAAAGTAAATGGAATTGCAAGCATTGGATGTTCAATTTCAGCATATCCTTTTACTCTTTTACTTTCTTTCATGCCAAGTGTTTTAGCAATATGCATGGGAAGATAAGTTTTTCCCGACATTGCCAATGGTTTATCCGCAGGTGTACCCATAATTATACGGTTCATAACACCACTTCTTAATGCTGATCTAAATGCATCTAACGCTTGATCATCAGTCCACGCATCAGTGTTACCAAGAATAAATCCATTCTTTGTTTTTTCAATCGGTTGACTTGCAATACGCTTTGCCATTGCTTGATCAATATTGTATCGGGCAAGAAATTCTTTTTGAAACTTTGTTCCACCGCCCTTACCAACTGCTTCGGCTGCTTCAATAATTGTATGCGTTCTAAACATACCATCCATTGATTTTGCCAATGTTGTCATCTGAGCAAGTAAATTAAATTTATAAAAACCACTATTAATTCTATCGGTTAAGCCACTTCGAAATGGATCGCTACTAAGGCTCTCCATAAACTTCATTTGATATGATCCTGCAATTACCTCAAAGCCATCTCCTGATTTTTGAAGTTCTTTTCTAGCCATAGTAACAGAGTTATCATCAGCTAATGATGCCAATCCTTTTGCTATAACTTTCATTTCATGATCTAAAAATATATTAGAAAAATCAGATACAGCAGCAATCCCTGCACCACCAAGATAAGTCCATTGTGCAGCAGTTTGCATCCATTGAGCTATACGACTTGTTACACTATCTGGTTTAGTTAAAACACGACCAACAATACGATCATATGAACCTATAAACTCTTTATTAATACGATTTATTTCTGCTTCGTCTATACCCTCTTTACGCATATCTCTAGTGTTTTGTGCAATGACATCATCAATAGTTGCAGGAGCGCCATTCTCGGTACGAAACTGTCGAGCAAAAGCATACTTCGGAGCTATCTTTTCATTATAAGCAACAAGCACTTGTTTAAGATCAGTAACCATAAACTCTTGTACTTTGCTGTTAGGAATATCTAATTGTTTATGCAACAAATGCTTCGATCGACCTCTACCAAAATAAGCAAACTGTTCTAAACCATCATCATCAACAAGGTCTAGTATTTCATCTGTTGTTCTTTTTGCTCTGCGAAGAGCCGATGCTCGATCATTATCAAGCATTTTCTTTACATATCGTTTTGTTTTGTCATCCCAACCCCAGATAAAAGGTTGTTCCATATAATGCGTTGTAAGTATTTCTTCGAATGTTTCACGATTGGCTGCAATCTTGCGTCTATCAAAATATCTTGGAAAATAGTTTTCTCGTAAACCTTTCTCAACAGCACTGCCATCAAGGTATGCATTTACATTATCAAGGCGATCCCTCATTTCCGTAATATGACTATCTAATTTTTGTATTGCACTTTTTTGCTTTGGAGTAATTGATAAATCATCAAGCATTGTTATGGCATCATTAATATTTCTGACCATATAAGATGCTTCTAACGCAGTACTTAACTTTGATTTATCATCAATAAGTTGCTGTCTTCGTGCAATTTGAGCGTCAGTTAAACCTCTGGCTTTTTGAGTTTTATTCATAGTTTCAATAAACTCATCAAGCTTTGTTATTTGTGTTTCTAAATAATTTCTGTTTGATTTAATAATATCATCAAAAACATTTTCCATTGAACCAATGCGGCCTTCAATGTTAGCTTGCCGCTTTACTAAAGTGCCAGTACCGCCAAGCAAACCAACATCATTAAGCATCTTATCCCACTCATCGAAGTAAGCACGCAATACTTCAACGGCTCTGCTTTCCGCATCTGTCTGAGGTGTTTTGTTATTTATATAAAGATCAGTTACATGCTGCCCAAAGTCTTGGAATGTTAAACTTTCTTTACCTCTCATTTTTTTAATATGCTCAATAGTATCACTAATCTGCATATCAACTACATTGTAGTTACCACTCGGAGATACTTCACCCCAAATTTCGTGAATCTCATTATAAACAGAACCCCATTTACCAGAAAGCTCTCCTGCTTCTTGATGAACAGATTTACCAAAAGACTTACTTAACTGGTTTAGTTTAAACATAACGCCACCGTCATTAACTAAACGCATAAATCTTAGCTTAACATCTTTTGTCGCTTTGCTGCTTACACCCATTACAGCTTTTACAGGCGTAGGTAGTGCACGATAAAAAATTGAATTAGTAAACCATTCTCCTGTCATAAGAAGGTCTTCGTCATTTACGTCAGGTAAAGCATCAGCCATCTTTACTTCACTTGGTTTTTTTGGCTTTGCATCAATGCCTTCATTTAGTTCGCGTAAATTGTTTATTGATTCACTATATGAATTGGCAATTGATTTTGCTTGCGGCCCACTAATCTTTTTTTCTAATACACGACCTGCGCCATAGCCAAGAACACTTGCTATACCTTGAGCAGTAAGTTGACTTGTTGTAGCAGTTAATAATGCTTGATCAGCATCAGCATTGCCTTCAAGATTGTTGGCTAAATTTAAAACATTAGAAGTACCTTCAAAAAAACCAGCTTCAGCATTAGCTATCCTAAATCCTTTTTTTCTTAAAAGTTCATTTTGCCTATGTTTTGCAACACCAATTATACTTTTTTCAACCGCAGTTCGAGCAGTTTTCCTTGCAGCAGCAATAACACTACCTGTAATTGCAAGCTCACCCAGAAATACAAGATCAGACCCAATAGTTTTTGCAAACCCTGCTTTTTCAAAGATTTCTTGATTACGTATTTCTTGCAAGTGTAATTGATATACACGCTCGGCTGAACTTTCATTCAATCCATATGTAGCTATTCTACGACCTTCAGGACTTTTTGGATCAATCCCTCGATCAATTAAATATTGAGTTATATTAAAACCTAAGTCACGTTCTGGTAATCCTTGTGCCTCTGCTATAGTACCGCTTATTGGTGCAGAAAAATATTCCTGCATATTAGCAACAAAAGTTTCACCATACGTAGGTGTTGTTCTAATAATCTTTGGAGTTTTTCTTGGAAAAGATTCAAGTTGAGGAAGCTCTAGAATAGGATCACTCATTTACATACTCCAAAAATTCATCAACATGCTCTGGCAAAATTGCACCAACTTCTACTAATCGATTAAACTCTGCACGATTATCATTTATTCGCTCTGGAAACCTTGAGAATACAAGAGCACGTTCCGCATCAATAGTAGCTTGTGATGGCCCATAAGTTACCTCTGGATCAACAAGCCCAAGCATTTCTCCAAAAGCATCCATCCAACTAGTATTACCATACTGCGCTCCATTAGGATCGTTTTGTAATGCTGATCTGTAAAACGTTTGGTAAGTTTCTGTAAAAGTATGAGCATCTTCTTTTGTTTTAAAATCAAATGCATCTAAGTTTAATGGCGCGCCATCTCTACCATACTGTTGTTGTAAACCCATATCTGTTTTTACATACAAAAAATAAATGCCAGGGGCGGTTGGAGATTCTTTTAGTTTTAATTCAAGCTTTGGAAGAAAAGACCTACCATCTATTTCTGTATACATAGGACGATCTTTTACAGTAGATGTAGGCGCAAACTTCATACCTGTTAAAAATGCGCTAACTTCTGCTGCTGTTCGAGCAGTTGTAAGTTCTTTAAATAATCTAACTTGTTCTTTTTCTGGTAGTGTTTCGTAAAGCATTTGAAATGCAGCATTATCCATATTACGCATTTCTTTAGCATTAAGATATTTGGTTCTTGCACCAACAACTTTATCTTCATTTATACGATTGCCAACCACCATGTTATCAGTACCAAAGGTTACATCAATCCATGAGTTCATTGCATTTTTTAAATCTTTAGAAGAGGTTACATCAAAACCAAATGCCAATGCTGCTTCTTGCAATCTTTGTCGTGTAATAGCATCAGCACCAGAATATGTATCGTTTATCCAAACATCCAACTTTTTATCAATAACTGCTTCAATTGATTTGCGTATATCCCCACCAAGTTCTTGAGCATTAGAAACTATTTGCGGTAACGCTTCCGCAGGTGTTGGCGCTCTTCCTGCTTCATACATTAAAATAGAAGCACCCAAACGAGCTATGGTTTTTTCATTAAGCTGTACTGTACCTTGCTGATTCCAGATATTTAACTTATCGCCAAATCTTGCAGCACCAGAACCTAATTGAAATATTTGAAATACATTTTGATTATTAACAGCACCCATCATTGCAGCGCGATCTAAGTAATCTTTTATTGCAGGAACAACAATACCTGCACTAAAATCACTAGCAATTTGATTGCCTATATCTGTTAGTTTACCACGTTCATTTCTAAGCTCAATTTGATCAAAATCTAAAGCTTGCCCTTCTTGCAGATTAGCTAACTTTCTATAAATTTCATTTTCATAAACTTTAATATCACCTAAATCTGCAACATTGCCTTTTCTTTTAACATTATCAATGCTTGTTTTGCGGTCTAATTCATCCTTAAAAGTATTGTACAATTTAGAATTTAAATCTTTTATCTCATTTATCTGTGTACGTACTTCTGATTTTGCAGCAAATGGTTTTCTTGCTTCATTTAATAACTGAGCAATTTTGTATTCTGCACCTTCTTTTGGTAATGAGTTAATTTCTTCTTGAGACATAGATAGCAAAATAGCAAATCTATTTGGTTCTATACCATTATTATTTGTAAGTTGACGTATATTTTCATGAACAAGATTTACTACAGAACGAGCATAAGAAGTTTCTAAATTAGATTCTAACTCATAATAAAGCTTTTCATTCTTTTCAAAAACTAATTCTTTAACATCAGATTTAGCCTTATTAAGTTGATCAATAGTAATAACATCACCATTGTCAGCAATATCTTCTAAGTTTTCTCTTATTAATCTTGCATCACTTTCTTTTGCTAGCTTAACATTTCCTTCATTTTCTTTTTCAAATTTAGAAAACAAACTGTCTGCTTGGGATAGCCATCCACTTATTTTATCATCACTATGATTATGTACATTAAGCTTTGCAGCATTTTTTATTTGGTATCGTATTACCGTAGCTTGGGCAAAACTATTAGCATTACGCAATTCATCAAGGATTCTAACAAATTTTTGAGCATTTTCTTTTCTTGCTTTAGTTTCATTTGCTTTATTTACTTTACCAGAAATAGAGGCTTGTAATTTTTTCAAATCTTTCTGAACAGGGAAGCTTATATTTTCAATAAAATTACTTTCAATCATTTCAAAGTATAATTTATTTGCAACATCTGTATTTCCAGAATCAAGAGCAGCTTCAATCTGTGCATTTAAATTAACAAATTGAAGATCAGCATCTTGAGAAAGTTCAAGTTTTTTATCGTTTTCAGCTTTAAGTTCAGCCTCAAATTCTAATTCAATAATTGTTGCTTCAGGATTAAGCAGTGTTTGTGCTTCTTTTAATATAGTTTGACGCTCTTCATATGAAAAATTTCTAATTAATCCCTGAACATCTTGCTTTATTCTAGTAGATGGTAAGCTATTTACTGACTCTGCATCTTCATTATCTTGGGATAATGCAGCTTCTAAATTATTTAAGAAAATTTTATTATCTAAAGGAAGCCCTGTTAAACTATTTACCAAGTTATCTCTAAATGTACTTGAGACTTTATTTAAAACGGTAGCAGAGATTTCATCTTTAGCTGCATCTGGCGCAGCACGGATAAGATTACGTCCTGCATTTACTACTGAAAAAACACCTTGAAAAGATGTGGATTCAAAACTTTCCAATGATTGAATTGTTTCAGGCAAAGAAAGATATTCATTTTCAAACTCTGATTGTATATTTGCTAATGCGTCAACATTCGATTGAAAAGAAGATTGTAAATCAGCAAGTTTATCAGGTGCTAAATTATGTACTGTTTTTAAAGTTTCTCTTAAACGAACGTCTTCAATTTGAGGAAGCAAAGCTCTATTTGTAAATGCTGCTTCTAATACTGCCTTTTGAGATTCAGATAAGTTTTTAGTAGAGTTAGAAAGTAAGTTAGTAAATGCAGCAGCTTTACCATAATCAGCAACTTTTTTATTTTTTTCGTAAGCAATTCGATCACCAGTTAATCCAAATTCTTGTTCAGCGGCAGAAATTACAGCCTGTGCTTTTTCTCCTAAATCAGTAATTGCTTCGGGTGTAACTGCAAAAAATACAGAATTATTGAATGCTTCAACTGCTTTAAACGTATTATATTTTGCATCATTTTCAGCATCTTTTTTTGCTTTTTTTGCAGCTGCTATCTGTAATTTACCTTGAGTTTCAAGCATTACAGATTGACCAGTATTAGAAATAAACTCGTTGAACCTGCCGCCAGAAGCTTTATCCATTGACCTAAGATAAGAACTCATTTGGTCAGTATACTTATTTATTTGTAATGGGTATTTTATGGCAAATTCATTAGATTTATTCTGAATTTCTTCAGCCATAGATTCATTGAATCTACGTTCAATAACTGTTTGATATGCTGATGCAGCAATAGTACCAAAGTTTTCTGGAACTTTTAAAGCTTTTGGATTACCCTCGGCATCAAACTCAATTAAGTTTTGACGATTAATTTCTTTTGCAGCATTAGTACCACGTCTTTCAGCTTCTGCTTGAAGTTGAGGTAATGCACTCCTTACAAGGTTTTGACCTGCTTGAGCCATACTTTGATACGCTCTTGCTGCACCAGTATCTGTATTAATTACTGCGATTCGTTTTATGCCTACCTGTCTTTGTTGTCTTACAATAGCCATGATGAATCCTATTTAATTGCCATATATTGAAATGCAGCCGAACCAACAGTTCCTAAAGCATTAAAGAATGATGCCTTACGTGCATTTTTACCTCGTTCTATTTCTATTGAGCTTGCAAGCGTTGCTTGCCCACTTTGCAAAGTTTTCATGCCTGAGATTGTAGAAACATCTTTAAGCAAAATTTTTCTTTGACTTGCTCTAAATGCTTCTTGTGCACTTTCCATACCACCTAGAAACATGGCATTTGATTCTGCCATTGCATAATTATAGCTTGCAAAACGATTTGCCATTTGCTCATCAGCTTGCGCTTCACCAAGAATCTTTTCAATTTGCATTTGTTTTGCTTGACGCTGTGCATCTTTCTCTGCGGCTTTACCAGCTTTTCTTTGACCGATAAACGAAGAAGCAGTTCCAACCGCAGCTAAAAAAAGAGGAAGACCCATTAGAATATTAACTCCGCTACTAACCCATTGACTTGCAGATCAAGAGGTGCATTTTGTGTAATTGTTATTTGAGGATCACGACCATACCCAAGCAATCTAAATTCTTTTTTGCCAGTAAATGCAGACTGTTGCAAAGACAAGTCATCAGTAACATTTCTTATTACAAGAGCCGTTCCATTTACACTACATGACAAGGTACTATTCAAATCAACAATAACACTCCCTAAACCTCTTGGTATACCAGTTATAGGACCATTACCTAAAGAAGCATCAATAGGATTTGTCTTTAACTCAATATCAAATTTATATCCTATCTCAACACTTGTAAGTGTATTATCTACTGCAGAAACATCAATGTTTCCACTTGCTACTGTAAACTGGCCTACATAATTATTTCCGTCAATAACATGCAAAACGGCACCATTATTAAAATCAGCAGATACATCAAAGACACCTGCCGTTCCACTATAAGTTTTTGCCATATCAGTATTAAAAGAATTATTAAATTCACATAAAACTATTTTTGTTGTTCCATCACCTAAGTCATACTCAACATTAGCAAAAACACGATCATCAATAGTTATTGTAGAATGAAACTTTCCATTCGTAGTAAACTCAACCCAACCTGCTCTTTGTTCTGCTCTATTCGAATTAAATACTGCTATTGTTCCGTCATTGTTTAATATAAATACATAACTTTCAGATCGTGATAACGCACCATATAATGTATTCATTTCAATTGGTGTTTTAATTAAATGTGAAGAAACCGTTGAAATAGGAGTAGAAACATACGCTGCTTCTGCATCACTAAAGATATATTCTCTTACAATAGCACCACCCTTTTGGACAAACAATGTTGCGCCATCAATAGCTTGAGGACGTTGAAAACCTGATCCATATGGGGTTTGTCTTTTAAGATTTGCTGTAAGTGGTGTAATAGGTCTGTTTTGAAATGCAGGTACAAAAAACTCTGCAGATGCAGAAAACACTTGCAAGTCACGATTAGAAACCAAATGCCTTATTTGTTGTATTTCACCAACAGATGCAGTGATATGTATAGCCTGATCATCTAGTGCCTCACCTAAATCAAAGTTATAAAAATGCCCAGACTTGCTAAACCATATTGAATCAGGTTGTGCTAAAGAACCGCCAAACACTAATCTATTTTCATGAAAGGTAACAGCAGCAGGATAACCACGAAGTGCTGAATATGATTGCTCATCCCATGTTGTAGTTGGTGCATGGGTTGTTAATGTAGGTGTTCCTCCACCACTTTCCGATGCATTTGCTGAACCACCTGCAGTAAACGTAAATGTATCATCATCAATTACTTTTGTAACTGTTCTACTGCCATTAAGATTGCTTACAGAAATACTACCTACGCTATCAGAAACAGCCATAGTAAATGCATCACCTTCTGACATCCCATGATTTACAAAGGTTACTTCTACTTTATCTGACCCATGATCTGTTTTTAAAGAATTAGGTAATAAAGTTATTGTTAGTTCATCAAGAATATCACCAGTTGCTACAGTAGAGCTTTGTATATCTGTAATTTCTATTTCATTTTTATTATATCGAACAGTTGAGCCTATTTGTGGAGGCTGCTCAATATTATCTATTGTGCCTGTTTTTGTAGCGTCTCCAACACCTGTTGCTTTAAATACTTGTCCAACTGCATTTGAATGAGCGCCTACAGTTGTAAAGTCAGAAGTTCCTACAGTTTTTACAATATACCAGTTATTAATAACCATAGAACCATCAGCAACATCTTCTGATAAAACAGTACCAGTATTCCAATAAGCAGAACTTGTAGTAAGTGTGACGCCATTGCCACTTGATGCTGATGGATCAAGAGTCATTCCTGCGGTTTGAAAAGAAAAATAAGGTTGATAAATCTTTGTTGCTGAAGAGTTTTGGTCAAACAAAAATGATTCAACTTGAAATGTTGTTAAACCGGTTCGAACTAATTGTTGCGTTGAAAATGTTTGATGTGCAATAAACATAACATCACCTGCTTGAGCATAAGTATATTCGTGCAGATATGCATGATCAAAAAGTAATGTAGCTGAATTTATATCTTGAGTTATTGTTTGTATTAAAGAAACAGCGCCTGTTGTTGGGCTTATTTGGAATATGCGTATTTTTTGATGCTCTAATGAAATAATATATTGCTCATCATCAGAGAATATAAAAGGCAGCAGCCTACTCTGTTGTGTCTTAGCGGTATCAACAGTTATATCAAACTGATATATGTTCTCTAAACCTGACCGTTTAATAACACCGCCTTCTGATCTGAGGAAAAAGTTTGTTACTTTTTGAGCAGATTGATTATAAATCTGTGTATCAGTTCTTGAATATAGTGATGGGCTAACTTCACCAAAGCGAAAGTTTGTAAGCGGAACTCTAACTTTCTGCATTATGTTCGCCTATTAGCTATAAACCTATTCGTTGTTAACTTACGAGTAGTTTGTTGTTGGCTATCAAGTGATCGCGCTTTTATCATAGCTTGAGAAGCTTGCTGGCTCATAAGCTGTGCTAATGCTTGATCTCTTGCAAGACCTGCAGCAAATACAACAGCTAATTCATATTCTACCGCAACTGTAAAATATGAAGGCCAATCTTGCTCACTTGCTCTATATGTATAATCTAATACTAATTCATCTGTTGATGCTGAATTAGAATAAATTTTATCACCATAAGTTTGATATTCGATTGGATAGTCATTTACTGTTACCGCATGTGACATTAGCCAACCACTTGGTATTTGATATGCAGCATCAAATCGTCCTGTTGGGACATCAGTTAATCTGTTTAATACCGCTTGGTTAGTAGCAAATCTCCACCTGCAATTAACAAGTGCAGCCCTAGCAATATCTTCATACATATTTGACGCAATCAATGCTTCATTATTTCCATCATCAAATGAAGTAATTGGATCAGCCCCTATAAGAATTAAAGCTCTACTGCAAACATCTATTTCTGATCTTGCGGGTGTACTGGAAACTGCCATCTTTAATCCTTAATGTAAGAAAGGGGGCAAAAGCCCCCAATCATTAGTCAGTATCGGTTACAGTAATTGCTGTTCCATCTGCAATATCAACCACTGATCCAGTGTTTGAAAGTACAAGTGAGACACTTAATGTAGGTGCATCGCTATCTAAAACAAAAATAGCATCACCAACATTTAACATGCTTGCGGCATCATTAAAATAACCAGAAGCACGAACTACTGTCATTGCATCAGTTGAGTCATAAAACCAAAGGCTATGACCACCACCTCCTGCCATGCGAGTAAGACCAGATGCAGAATAAGCCATGATATTTACTCCTTAGTTGTTATCCAGAAGTTCGTATACACCGTTGTCATCAATAACAACAGAACCCATAGACATCATAGATGTTGCAAGGTGTGATACTTTTTCTGGTATATAGTTAACTTCAGTTGATACATCAGCATTTACGCCAATGCCAACTGCACGCATATGGTAACAGAAGTTTTTACCACCTGCTACAGCAGACGTTGAAAAAATCTTAAAGCCTAAGAATTCTTTCATTGTCATACCACCTGCAAACGGTAGATTCTGCGGTCCAACAAAGTCGCTCGAAGCAAACTCATTTATGTTGAACAAATCAGCAAATCCTGCAGGAGACATAGCAATATAACGTTGCCCATCTTCTGGTATATCTGCTGAACCGAATGTTTCAAAAGCTGAAAGCAAGTCTGCTTTTTCAACGGCAGATGAAGTATCATGCAACTGAGTTGAGTTAGCACCTGCATCCATAGCAGTAGTGATAAGCTCATCAGTTTTACGACCTAATGCTGCGGCTGCTGATTCAGCAATTGCTTGACGCTCATTGATATTTGTTTTGATTTCATCAAACTTATCAATGTATTCGGCTGCATAGAAGTCTTCCATTGTTGCTTCCACATTAGTATGTGTTAGTTCCATTGGAGTTACATTCCCATTTCGGGATTTGGTTGAAGCTGTACCTGTTCCAATTTTTTGAAAACGTACAACATTACCAGTCACATTTGCGGAACGAATTGTGTTCCTCAGTTTAGAACCCATGCGCTGATAAGCAAGATGCACATCGGTTTCAAACTGTTTAATAAATGCTACATCAATAGTGTTAGCCATTTTACAGTTCCTTTATTAAGTTTCGGGCATCTCGGGTGTCCGCTCCGCATCATCAACAAAGGTATCCTTTCGGGCTTCTCAGTGCATTACGGGCCTTGATGTTTCATGTGAAACATAATTTTTTACAGAATTGCAACGCACAAATTCAACATACGTAATATTTTTATGCTCTGACATACCAACTGCTTTAAATCCTAACCATGTTGCCCATTGCAACATATCACCATATTTTGCTGAAATAGTCATAGTTAACATTGGATGCATTTGATCAAAAAAATTAACAAGTGATTTTGAGCTTCGAACTAGTCCTTTATAGTTACTTTTTAAATTATTAGTAAATAATGCAAACATTTGTGGTGTTTCATCATCATGAACTAAGCCGCAAACTAAAAGAATTACCCCTCTCTTATCTTTAACAATATAAGCTTCACTTGTATCAACAACATTTTGCAAAGCTTCAGTAATGCTTTCATAACCTAAATTATAAAGTTCTATAAGCGTTTCGTGATGAATTACTTTTAGAAATTCTTTTATATGATAATCACGAAAGGGCGTCATATAAAACGCCCCTTGTGATAATATTTTAATTTCTTCCTGCATAAAGTCGTTGCCAACCTTCATCGATCATCTTTACATAATTAGAATCTCTTTGATTATGGCTGCTATATTTAGGGTCTTTCATCATTTCTGTTAGTTCTGCTTCACTTAGATTAGAAGCTATACTTGCTTGCTCAGAAACACTTGGGTCTTGCATTTGAGCCATAATAGCTTCTAGTGCAATAATACCATCGGCACTTTCACACATACGTTCAATTGCAGAAAGAGCTTCTTCTGGGAAAAATTTATTAGCGAATAATGACGCTGCTTCTATTCTAGCCTCTGCATTATCTCCAAGACGTTGAGCCTCTGCTTCTAAATCAGGTTCTGGACCCATTCCATTCATATACATTTCGAGTCCCTTTTGAAACTCTTCATGTGTATATCCATTCTTGTGACAATGTTCTGCCCACTCTTGTAACAAAGAGTTATCAACAGCTTCTTCTGGATCAACAAAATCTGGTAATTCATAACTACCTGCATCTTCTGGCACACCTTCAGATGCTTGTTGTTGTAACTCTTCCATCAATCGACTGCGTACATCTTCTTCTTTTTCACCAAGTTTAGAAGACAATGCTGAATATGCTTTGCTTAAATCTTCTGGCGTGTTAAATTTTTCTGGTAACCACTCAGGTCGATCATCAGTTGTTTCAGCAACTGGTGTTTCAGTAACTGGGGCTTCTACTGTTTCAGCTTCTTGTTCCATCTTTTTTTACCTTATGCGAATGATTAATTCTATTTTCTATCAATCCAACAATGTATCTTTGGCCTTCCATATGACGCAGTTCTTCTGTCGTTACATTTGGACCATTGACCATTTCAATAGTAATTGATCTTAAATAACGCAATACTGCTTTACCTGTTACAGAATTAAACAGTGTTGCTATATTTTCACTGATCTCACGATCTTTTTCTTGTGGACGGTTAATACCATCAATACCCACATTAATTTTTTGACTCAAGCATTACTCCATTGGTTGTTGTGCTTGTGTCTCAACTTGCTGCATTTGCTGCATTAA